GTATTGCGAAATCATCAGAGCCATCGCTTTCCGACCAAGATGGGTCAAATGAGAGTATATATTCTGCTTTTTTATCGCCAATAACCTCAACTGACTGTCCTTCTCCATCTGGGACTGTACAAGCCGCCATTTTACTGACTTTAAAGTAGCCAGAGCTATCGTCTGTAAATATAGAACCGAACTCTCTCTCAAACTGAGCTTCGCTCATTGTAGCTTTAGATTGATCCAAAAGGTTTTGATCATAAAGTTGTTTAGGAGCGCAGTCATAACTTAGATGCATAATAACCCTATGAGCGTTGTCTTGTTTAGATGGATTGAGAATCAAGTTCTCGTATTGTTGGTAAAGCTTGTATAGGTACTCAAATTTATATGAAGCAGAAGATAGTCCTATAATTTTGTTATGAGACCATTTATACCTTTGTTCTTCGGTCATTTTCCCCGCCTCAATCATTTTTGTTTCAAGATCATACATCTTTTGGCGTTCCGTTGGATTTTCCACAACAGCCAAGAAGGGTAGGATAACTTCATTAATGATTTTCTCAGGCATCAGAAGAAGCTCGTCAATAATCATTCTTTGGAAACGGAAACCCCTAAGTTTTTCACCATCACCCAATGGAAGAGCGATAATTTTACTGCGACCTATTTCCATTACCCATTGGTCATTTGATTTACTGACTTTGGTGATGCATTGCGATAAGTATGCAGCTTTCGGGCTTTTTGCGATCTCTTCGATCTTGTTGAAGATCATTCGACTCTGACGGAAAGATTTGGATATGACACCGATATAAACACCCTGATTTAAGATAGCGTCCATAGCAGCAAAAATACCCGTAGTGAATGACTTACTAAGACCCCTCGAATTGTGGTGGACTATACCGTTACCAATATAACACTCTTCATTCTCTACAGCGATATCTACAGATCTTACTTGACAAGGCTTAATGGTTTTAATTACAGAAAACGATACTTGCTCTTCTTTTATTGAGTTAATTATATCTTTTGTACCGTCAGAAAGATTATCCAACTTACCAAACTCGTTCTGAGAAAAACACTTGCCCCATTGACCATTTTTTCCGCACAGCTTATTGTAAGAACCTTCTGTTTTAAGAAATTCTCCAAATTGTGGGATCATCTTGTTCTGATAGCTTCTTGTGTTTGATCTATCAATAATCTTTTGAAGATTGCGTTTTTTATGATGAACAATAAAGTCTATTTCGTCTTGAAATTTCTGTAAACTGTCAACGTCGTTGGTTAATACTAAATCATAGTAAGGGACATCTTTGTGTTGCCCCGAAAATCGCAAATTAGATTCAATACCCAAGTTGTTTAATAGCATTTTAATTTGCCGTAACAATTGTGGGGAGGTGCTTTTTAAGCCTACTTTACTGTTATTGGGTTGATACGACGCATATCCATCTGCGTCAAATAATCCACCAATCAGAGCGCACAAATTTTCTTTTGTTGAGCTGAGTATTTCATCGCATATAATTTTGTCTTTGGATTTTAAAGATTTGTCCCAACCGATAGATTCTAACGCTTTTACTAATTCCCTATTAAATACCGAGTATTCGTAAAAATTCAAATTAGAGCTTCTCTGGCGAGCGTACATTTTAAAATCGTTTTCTTTGGTAAATTTTAAAATCTCCTCTTGGATTTCGCAATTTTCTGAACAATAGTGAACGCCGTCTTGATTTAGATAGCCATCTCCGACGACGTAACCCAGCCAATAAAATAAGTGCTGTTGGTTTTTGAAATTAAAATCTTTAAAAACATCCTCTGACCCCCAGACATTAGTGCCAAGCTTCACTGGGATAACGTCTCCTTCTTGAAGGTTTTGAATTTCTTCGAAATGAAATTGAAAGTTTCTAAAAATAAGACATTTGTGTCCTATTTTTGCCTTGAATGAATCTCCAGATTGTAAAGTAATTTCGAGTCCATCTTCTATTGGATTGATGCGTTTGTCAGTTACTAAATTAAGCTTCTCGCGAGAGCGCACCATTTCACCTACTTGAATGTCTTTGATTTTTTTAAAGCCGCTGCTCGATAAAACATATTCGTTTTCATCTAAACACCAAATGCCTAAGAAATAATCCGTCTCCATCATCGCCTTGATTGCCATATGTTGGAATGGAAACAATGAAATGCCAGAAATAAGCTCTGAAGTGAAAGATGGATTCTCTTTCAAGAACTTATATAAAAGAATTTTAGCCTCGTCCTCTTCAAGATAGCCTTCTTTTTCTAAGATTTCTTGATTTACGTTCTTGAATTTCTTATGTAAGATCTGATGTCCTTTTTCCCAAGCCATATTTATTTAATTTCAAAGTAGTTCATTTCTCCAGCGTCCAAAAAATATTGGACATCGACATTCCACATCTTAGAACCGAGCATAAGAAGCTTCGGAATAAGTATTTGACTGCTGCTTCTGTTTTTTGCGAATACAAATTGGCAACAGTCTCTAAAATCTCTTTGCAGTTCTCTCATATTGCTGAATATATAGTCTAAATTGCATCTTTTAGGCGCATATTTATTAATTTCACGCATTTTATGTAGATCGCTTTCAATCACAATGAACAAAAAGCATTCTGATTGCCTACATCTTTGCAGTTCTCGCACAAATCTTTTATATTCTACCGACATGGTGCTACAAAAGTCGCTAAATGACTTTCTATCGACATATGTGTATTGGAAATTTTCTCTAGTAACAGCATAATCACCAACATCTAATTTTAAAGGAGATGAGTTTTTGAATTTCAACGGTTGCTGCTCTCTCGTATCAATCAAAATCTTTATTTCTCTATAATCATTATGGAATTCCTTTGGTAGATTCGAGCCAAACATCGGCTTAACGCCACATTTTTCGCATACTTTCTTATAGCTGCCAAATATTCTCTTGTAGATCCTGATTGGTGGTAAATCAGATGTGAATAATTCAGTGGAGCATGGACCATAATCGAGAGATTTCTTTTCGATTCGTTTTTTAAGCAATAAAATAATGTATTCCCCAACTTCTTCCTGATCTGCGGTGTCGCACCATTCTACCAACTGATCGTAAGTCGCGAAGTCTCTATCGAAATAGTCTTCGTATGTTTTGAATTGAATAGCGACACCAGTTAGCTTGTTGAATCGTGGATAATGTTTGACATAGTAATCCCCCATCATCATATCGTGTTTCTTGATGTGGTGATGTAAACTTTTTAATGAATCAAATGACTCATTGCACTCTTTACAATTAAATGACATGTTCTTTTGATATGCCTAAAATTCTTGCTTTCCATTCTTCCATTCCCTCTAGCCTATTAGCTTCTTCTGAAACTAATTCTTTTTGCATTTCTGCAATTTTAACCATATTCTTACGTTCTTCTTGATCTTGAAAGAATTGCACCAGTGCCAAAAGAGAAGCGTTTTCTTTTTGCTTGTTTTGCATTCTGGAAGATCTGTCGCCTTGAAGTTTTTTGGTCAGGTTTTCGATACGTGTTTCGCATTGATGATATTCAGAGCTTTTGGCTTTGATAATTTCCGCAAGTCTTACACTCATTTCTTCTTGATCGTTAGCGATATCGAACATGTCATTTAACTTGTTCAAATGCTTACTAATCACCTCAAGATTAATGATTTCTTTGCACACGTTCATGTAGAGGTTGATTTCGTCTGATGTTAAATCGGGTTTGTCCCAAGTTAAACGAATGAATTCCTGCTCAAACAATTCTCTATCGTCTTTCAACGTGTAATTGTTCATGATTTTTACAAACCGCGAATTATTAAGGTTCACCGTTAGTTTATCTACGCAAATCCTGTGCTGACGATTAATCTTCTCTTCCTCAAAAACATTACCAGTCGCATCGTTGATTTTTTTTACTACCCTACCCGCAGCTTTGGGAGCTACGTAGCTTGACAGCACAGAATCTGTGTCTTGAGATGGATTGTAGTCTGGATTTATTTCGCGCATGAGGGCGAAAACCGCCCTCTGTTCCATAGAGAGTGGTTTGATTTCTTGTTTGGGAAACAATAGTTCAGCGATAGCTAGCGAAGACAGACCAGCGTTTGCTTGGTCAATAATGAATTCCTTTTGTTGTTCAGTGAAGACGATTCCTTCTTTTTTTTCGCGGCGAGCAGTATTGAACTTCATACCTGATGTCACCATGTATGATCTAACTTCTCTTCCTTCTTTCGAACGACCGTCAAGCTGTGGATTATCAAACACATGTTTGACAATTTCATTCAGATCAGGATTCTTTGCGAAAGCATCTTGGACTTTCTGCTTTTGTTCGTCGCTTAAACTCATAAAATAATATCGTTTTTGGCAATAATGTTTTGCACTTTTTCTTTCAGCATCTTTTTGAGATTTTTAATTTGTTTATATCCAGCAGCGCGGTTTTTCTCTGAAGTTTTATAGCCCATATACTTTGCGACATCATCTTCAGAAGCGTCTTCAAAAAATAACATCATATAAACTTGATAATGTTCTTCGGATAATTCTTTTTTCATCACTTCGTTTAGTTTTTTTATAGATGCATCAAAATCAACACCAGAATCAGTAAATGAATCAATTTCTTGCTGATGATTTTCCATTGCTAGAGGCATCTTTACGCCATATCCTTGGCGTTTTGATTTAGTCCACTTTGCATATAATGCACACGAAGAATCTTGACTTCCAGATTCAGTTAGTAGGCACAAGTTATCCCCAAGATTGTGGGGGCAAGACATACACGGTTTAACGTAGTTTGTATAATTATTGCGTATGATGTTTTTAATTTGATGAGAAGCGATTCTCGAAACCCAAGGTTCTAAAGGTCGCTCTTGATCCCACAGATCCCACTTTTTAAAGATATGAGTCTTAACGACTTGTGCTACATCTTCAAAGTCAAACCAGTTGATGGCTTTGAGCCTCCACTTGCCTTGATATTTAGAAACAACAGTGTCTATAATATGATAACACTCCTCGTATGTCTTTTTCTTCGGCTCTTCCACTTATTTTTTATTCTGTTTAAAATCTTCGAGAGAAGTTGAACGATTTCTTCTAGGCGAGGAACCTCTTGAAGTTTGATTTGATTCGCTACCAATAATAGATCCTAGATCAAAAGTATTGTATTGCGAGGCTGTTTCTATATCGACTTGGATCTTCCTGATGTTGGGAACGCTGTTGACATTAGAAAAAGACTCGCCGTCATCTTCAAAGTAATCTTCGCCTTCTTCGTCATTTTCTATATCTTCATCTTCTTTAGCTTGACTAACTTTTTTTAGTTTAGCCATTCCGAATGCGCCACCACAAGTGGAACAGAAATTCGGTTTTGCAAAATTATAATCGTGTTTCTTTCCACACCCAGAACAATAAATAACGCTCATAATTAATAATGAGTTTTTTTACTGTATTTTCAATAAAAAAATAGGCACGAAGAGACAGGGAATACACCTTTTTTATGCATTTCGCTGCGAGCGTTGTGTGTAACCCTGCTGTATGTATTTACACATGAAAATCGACTTCTTCTAGCTTTTTGACAATGAATTTCAAGATTTCGCTGCGAACAATATCTTCTTTGCTGAACATGAATGTTTGAATTCCTCTCTGTTTGCTCTCTTCATCATTGAAGGTTTGGAGCATTGGCATGAAGCCCGACTTGGCTTTTCCGATATCGCTCTGCATTGGATCGCCACAGATGATAATCTTCGAGCCTTCTCCAATTCTTGTAATCAAAGTGATAAGTTCTTTGGCTGAAAAGTTTTGCGACTCGTCTGCGACGATAATCTTGTTAGTCCAACTCGCGCCACGTAAAAAGTTGATTGGCACAGCACTGATTCTTCCTACTGTTTTAAGATGCGCCACATCTTGTGGTGCAACGATTTCCTCCAACTTGTCATAGAGTGGCATCAAGAACGGATCGAATTTCTCAGCGATATCTCCTGGCAAACTGCCAAGTCCCTTATCAGCGCTTTCAATGATGCTGCGAATGTAAATCAGTTGCTTATCAACGTCTTCAGACATCATTTCAATTGCACCGTAAAGAGCCATGTATGTCTTGGAAGTTCCCGCCGCTCCAGATATAAAGATGATTTTGTTTTCGGGGTTGAGTATCATCCCCAATAACTGCACTTGTTTTGCGGTTAGTCTGAAGTTCTTTTTCTTTATTTTTATTTTACTGGATTGATTCAAGCGAATTTCAACCGAGTCCGACTGACTAAATCTTTTTTTAGGCATTTGTATAGTTTACACCTATTTATACCAATGCTTCGTCAATAGTCACATCTGCCATCAAAATATTTGGTGGTGACACTGTGAGGTTTTGGGCAGTCAGTCTTCCGCGAGAAGAAACGGACAATGTTCCTGAAGGCAAAACGTATTCGCCAGATTCGTTTTTTAAATCAACAGAAAAAGAAGAACTTGCTCCAGACTCATTAATGAATGTTTTTATGTTTGTTGCTTTGATTTGTAGCTGCTTTGTTGCTTCATCCAAAAAGACAATGTTGGCGTTGCGCTTGGATATTGCATAAGAATAGGTTCTTTTCAAATCAAGAGAGAAAGAAATACTAGAGTGAATATCATCTGAATAATTATCTGCCCCCGAAATTGTTGCGAAATGACCATACGCGAATTTGCTGGTCATGCCAGATTCTCCTGTAGCTAGCCCCGAAATCATTGCTAAACCTGTAGGCGCATTGGTGCAAGTAAAAGACGCTGACATTGTTACGGCTTGAAATGGCGCAATATCAATAGATAATTGATCAAGATAACATCCGCTGAAGATTCTGCCCCCGATTGTAAGATCTGTATTGCCTGTGCCTGTAAGATTCGCGAAAACGCCAGATCCGAAATTGTATGAATCAAGAGAAGAAGTATTAGCGGCGAACTTATTGCACAGAAGAAACGACATGTTAATCTTGGTGTCTGTATTGCCAGCGACTCTCATTTCTGGAAAAGTATTTGGGGCAAGAGTTCTTTGACTGTTTAATTTCGCGCTGTGAGCTATCGAGACGCTGCTTGCAGGTGCGATGTAGCGTTTGCCTACAACATCAAGTCGAGGCATAGAGACTGGTACATTTTCGTAGCGTAATACTGGCATCGTAAGATATTACACCTTTTTATGCTATTTTGTTTTTTGAAAAAGGGGCGTGGATTTTTTTGGGTTGGTTTTTTAGGTTATTTTAAGAAATGTGCCGCGATTTAGCGTAAATGGGGGGTGTGTGGTGCGGAGCCGCGAAAGAACGCTGACTGCGTTGGCGCGTAGATGCAAATGGAGATTTGAGTAGGGGAGAGTGAGAATAGTATCCCCCCACCGCTTTCTATGATGCACCATCGACGCTTTTTTCAGAAATAGGGGGGGTCTGTCAAGTTTTTTCTCTACTAAACGAAGAAAAGAAAATGTTTTTTTATGCAGAAAGTTCTTGCGAAATAGTCCCCGCCATGCTACACTCTGGACATGAAAGCAAACAACCACACGCAATTCGCAATCTATCAAAACGAACTTGTTATCATCGAAGAAGTCTTCGAAGATACCGCCTTCGTTTCTTTTAAAGATGGATCGGAAAAAGAAGTTCAACTTTCCGAATTGGAATCTGCATAAAAAAATAAAAAAAAAGACTTGCCAAATCAATCAATTCTACTATACTAACCACATGACAACAAACACCACAACGAACGTCGGAATCTACCTTGGTCTTGGAATCAATCCATTTCCAGAGATGCACTCTTTCGCGACAAGCTCAAACAAAGCAAACAAAACTTTCCTTCACTCTCTGAATGGTATCTATGAAATCACAAGAGAAGAATTTGACGCGAAAGAAAAGTCTTTGAACGAAGCAAAAGAAAGTTTCTTTTCTCACTTCACAGCATAAGAAAATCACACACACACACACACACGCACATGAAAACAAACACCATCAAACGCATCATCATCATTGCCATCGTTGCATCCTTGCCTCTATCTACTGTGGCGGCAGTAGCGATAGCAGCAATAGCAGCAGCAACAGACTATCATTGGTATCTCGCTATCTCTCTTGGCAGCTTGTGCAGTATGTGGGGCATAGTGCTACTAGATCGCAAGGGTAGCGTTCTGTTAGATAGACTTGCGCGCTAGCATCTAACAGCTCAACAGCATAAAAGTCTAACAGATTTTTATGCCAGCGCCCCGCCGCCGCATAAAAATTCTAATCGTGTCAAGCTTTTTCTTTAAGAAAAAAAAGAAAATAAATGCTCTTTTTATGTAGAAAGTTGTTGCACAATCCGCATTTCGTGTTACACTTTAACCATAACTAACAAGAACATGACAACCACCACCGCACCACAATTCACCACCGAAGCAATCACAAAAGAAATCAGCACCGAAGCGAAGACAACGCAAGGCAAAACATTCTTTAACTACTATGCCGCGAAAGACTTTACCATCCATCTTCAATACGATCATGTGATTCAATACAAAGCAGGTGATAGAGTAGCTCTTGAGCCTTGCAAAGAAGGCTTTGGAATGACTGATGGTTATCGTTGCCATATCATTGACGCAATCGAAATTGACGGCGTGAAAACCAATACGCACATCGTTCCCACTGAATGGATCACACGCCGCGAGTTTTGCATCGTTCGCGAATACAAAACGACAGTGTGGGAAGTGATGTAAAAAAGAAAAATAATCCTTGCCAATCAATTAAAAATAACTAAAATTACCACCATGAAAGACGAAATCAAAAACATTATTAGCGGCTATTGCGAAGGCAAACATTACTTAGAATTTTGCGTAGATGATTTTGACAAAATGATTGCTGAAATTAAAGAAGCCGTTTTAAATCAACTTGATGATTCAGAACATCTGGACGACGCAAGAAATAACATCAAAAATTATCTATAAATAAACCTTGACTCTCACCCTCTATACGCTACACTTCACACATAACCAATCACACACTATGAAAAATAAAATCGTTGCATTCGTCATTGCTACCCTAGCCATCGTTGGCTCTGCCATTATCCATATCCTTCCTCTTGTCGCTGTCGCTATGATAGCAGAGGGAAGCGAGATCATCCGAGCCTTTGGGACATTGCTTCTCATCGCCTCGCTTGTCGCTCTCGCTGTCTTGCACCATCTGAACGGATCGTTCCGCTCTCCCATCACTAGAAAAAGCTTCAAATAAAAAAGGGAAAATAAACCTTGCACAATCCCACAAAATAAACTATTCTTTCCCCGCTATGGAAACACTTGAAAAAATCGCCGTATTCGCCGCCGTTACACTCATGATCATGTTCATGCTTTATGTAGTCAACGCATTGATTATCTTTTCAATCTAACCCCGAAAATATTCGAAAAAAAGTCTTGCATTTTTTTATGCGAGCGCCCCGCCCCCAGATAAAAAACTGTTAGATGGTTTTCGCGGCTTTATGTCAAGCGTTTTCTTGTAAAAATAAAAAATAAATAATTAAAATAAATGAAAAAAAAGCTTTCTTTTCTGTGTGGTTTCTGACTATAATGTGGGCATGAAAGTAACCAAAGGACATTTGAGCATCAATAGCAAATCTTACAGCGCGGGTCTTTTCCGCCTTACCACTTACAAAAACAAAAACGCCGAACCGATTTTTACCTCAATGATTCTTACCGATACGAGCTTTTCAACTTTCATCTCAAGAAAAGAAGCAAGCCTCTTGCTTAAAAAAGTAAGAAAAGAATTAGTGAAATAATCCTTGCCAACTCGCCACTTTCTGCTAATCTTTCCCCGTTATGAAATTACTCACTACCGCTAACGCTAAAATCCGCAAGGGTGAAAAACTAGGCTACCAAACCTTTGGAATTCACCTCGCCCCCGCAAGTCTTTCTGGCTTCAACGTATGTAAAGACGCAAGCGCGGGGTGTGCCGCATCGTGTCTCAATACCGCTGGCATGGGCGCATTCTCAAACGTGCAACTTGCGCGAATTGAAAAGACAAAACTCTTTTTTAAAGACAAGTCTCTTTTCATGTCTCAACTCATCAAAGAAATTTCTTCCGCTGTGAAATCCGCGCAAAAGAAAAACTTCATTGCAACCTTCCGCTTCAATCTCACTTCTGACTTGCCATGGGAGAAAATCAAACTCAATGGAAAAACTCTTTTCGATCTCTTCCCTAGCGTTCAGATGTATGATTACACAAAAAGCGCGGAGAGAATGACTGCCTTTCTCAATGGTGAAATGCCAAAAAATTATCATCTCACTTTCTCGCGTTCAGAGACTAACGGCGCAATCGCAGAATCAATTTTGAAATCGGGTGGAAATGTCGCGATGGTTTTCAGAAAACACTTGCCGAATCAATTCCTTGGGCGTAGTGTCGTTAATGGAGACGAGACGGATTTGCGCTTCCTTGATCCTCAAGGCGTGATCGTCGGACTCGTTGAAAAGGGCAAAGCAAAAAAAGACGACAGCGGTTTCGTTATCTCATTATGATCATCATCATCATCTTGGCGGTTCTGCTCTTCATTGCGGCAGATAGAAAATAAAACGATTGTTTCAGGGGGCTAAATTGTCCCCGAACATTCGCGCAAAAATAATCAATAAAAATACTTGACACGCTTCTGATTTTTTATCAGAGCGCCCCGCCGCCGCATAAAAATCTGTTAGACGGTTTTCCCTCCACCTTGTCAACAAAAATATCAACAAAAAAAACAAGAAAATAATTCTTGCGTTTCCGTCAAAATCAGCTATCTTAATCACATGAACAAAACTTACGAAATCTTCATCCAATACGCAGATCAAAACGAAAGAGGCTTTGCCTTTGAAGTTCAAGCCAAAGGCATTCGCTTGTCAATCGAAGCGGCTTGCAAAGAAATGAAAGAAGCTTATCCTTACTTTGTGGAGGGTGTGGACTTTTCGATTGTTGAAATAAAACAAAAATAATTCTTGCGTTTCTCTAAAAATCAGCTATCTTAAAGACATGAAAGCAAACACCACCACAAACAAAGGCATCTATCTTGGAACTGGAATCAATCCTTTCCCCGCTTTACACGCCTTCGCCACTGTAACAAGCGGAGCAAATAAAACTTTCCTTCATTCTCTCAACGGAGTTGTTGAAGTCTCGAAAGAAGAGTTTGACAATAAAGAGAAATCTTTAAACAATGCCAAAGAAAAATTCTTCCAAGTCTTTCCTGCATAAAAATAAACCTTGACAATCCAACCCATTTGTTTAACCTGCTCACATCATGAAACTAATTAAAAAACTATTCGCCAAAAAACAACCCGTGTTCACGACCCGAATCTTTGAACAACAAAGCTGGCTCGATAAAAAAGTTCAAGAAGCAATCTGGAAAAGACAATTCTTTCTTGACTGATCCGCGAAAAACTCTTATCCTTTCCCTGCCATGATCGAAGAAAAAGAAATCTGCAAATATTGTGACTGTGAAGTTGAACTTCTCGAAGTCGTCCACACTCCCGCTGGAAATCGTGCCTTGATTCGTTTTGAAGATGGGCGAGAGGATGAAGTGCCTTTGGGGACATTGGACTTTGTTTGATGGACAAGGGGCGGCGAAAGCCGCCCCAAACATTCGCGCAAAAATAATCAATAAAAACACTTGACACGCTGTGGAATTTTTATGCGAGCGCCCCGCCGCCAGATAAAAAACTGTTAGATGCTTTCCCGCCTACCATGTCAAGAGAAATATTGGGAAAAAATAATTAAAATAATCCTTGCGCTTTTCTGAAAAAATGGTAACTTGTATTCATGCGAGGGAGGGAACGCCTGAGCAGAAAAGTCTCCCACTTGGCTTAGCGAGTGGAATAAAGAGAGGGGTAAAAACCCTTACGCTAGGAACAAATTTTAATAACTTTGGGACGTTGCCCACAACAAGCGCGTTAAATGATCGGTGAATGCCCGAAAATCCCAAAAACTTTCTTCTTTACAATCTCCAAAAAAATACTACAATAACGCCACTATGAAACACGCACTTATCATCATTGCTTCCGCAATCATCACAATATCACCATGCTTGAGCCTTTGTGCTTTCGCTGTCTATGGAGGAAGAAACGAATTGTTTGACACTATTTGTTTCTTGACTTTCGGGGCAACCTGCTACTGCCTCGCTTGCATTCAAGCATACGCAAAAAAGTAGTTGACAACCTCACCCCGAAAGATTAACTTTCTCTCGTCATGCACAATACAAAAAAACAAAACTTAGAATTCAACTTAACATCTTGCGAAACAAATTTACGCTACTTACTAGGAGCGGAAGAGCTAAACAAAAAAGCAATCACCTTTAATAAAAAAGAAATAAAAAGAATCAAAAAAGAACTTGACAACCTCACCCCGAAAGATTAAACTTTCCTCGCCATGATAGCAAATCTCATTCACTCAATCCTCATTGTCGCATCTATCCCAACGATTTTTTCTCTTTTTTATCTTGCCACCCGTGGCATTTCACTCTACATTCAATCTCGTAAAGAAAAACAAAACAAAAAAACTATGCAACAATACATCGACCAACTCATCGAACAAACCAAAGGCAAATTCTTCTCTATCACTTTTGAGAAGAAAGACGGAACTCTCCGCACAATCAATGCGAAAAACCGCTACGATTATCTTGTCAAAGGAAATTCAAATCACCCAGCTACTCAAGGCTTGAAAACCGCTGGTTACAAGTCTGCCGTTGACCGCAACCGCAAAGGCTGGTTCTCTTTCAAACCCGAAAAGGTGGTTGAGTTCAAGTGTGGAGCAATTCACAAAAAGTTTTCAAGCGTTACGTTTTCAGATGTGGTGATCTGATGCATGGTGAAAGCGGGGAGAGTTGTGGTGGCTCTCCCCGCCGAACTTTTTTCAAGAAAATACTTGACACCGAACGCCTCGCAGACTCTAACAGATTTTTATGCCAGCGCCCCGCCTTTGAATAAAAAAGATTTTTATACTAACCTCCCGCCGCCGCATAAAAATCCACCCTTGTCAAGCGTTATTTGGCGATTTCTTATTTGCAGCTTATTTATTTGCAGCTCGTTTACAGCTTATTAGCAAAAAAGTATTTGACAAATTGGCGTTCACAGTGTAACTTTCTCTCGTTATGAATCACCACGACTTATTATTTGACCCACCTACTTATGGTGGAACGCCACAACAAGAAGCCCATAAAGAAATGATACAAATCTTCGGTATGGAGAACCCAGAAAAACAATGGATTCTTTCTGGTTATGACGTATGGGAACGCAATCCTTTTTATCATGGCGAAGAGCAACAGCATCCAGAAGACGATACGCCAGCTGATGAATGGAAACCGTATGTTCCAGAACAATTACCACCTCCACCCGCAGAAATTTATCTTGACGATTGCCCATTTTAACCTACAATTACCGCCATGACAAAAGTAAGAATCTACCGCAACCTCCACAAAAAACTCTATAGCGTCCAAGAGAAAGTGGATGGACGTTGGAAAGTCGTTGAACATACCAATAACATTAATCTGATTAATGTGACCTTTAAGGTCAGCGAGGCTGGTCGCCAACGAGTAATCAAAGAAAAGAGAAAGAATGTTCATGCCGCAATGATTGGCGAGCGTTTCCCTTTTATCCCCAAGTCTTTTGTTTATCGTTATGAGGTGAGTTACAATCCATACAAGTCTCCTTACTTCATGGTCAAGTCGGAAGATAAACCTCTTGACAAGGCAAGGTATGTGCAGATTGTCGATGGCAAAGTGATTGCCATGATTCCAGAATTCGAAGGGAAACGTTTTTAATCAATAGAAACTATAATAACCGTACCATGAACCAACAAGAAAAGCTGAACAAACTACAGGCAGAGGCTCCACAAGAAATCCCCAAGTTCTTGAAGGCTGTCGCACTGTTAAAGAAATTCAACGGAATGTTTATCTCATCAGATGTTGAGAATTTAAACAAGATAACAAGAACACTTTCTTTCGTTCCGTCAACCGAAGAAGGGCGAGAGTTAAAGGCGAACATTCTAAAGAGGGCAGAAGAAAAATCTCGCGAAGGAATGTTTGATGGTATCTTTCTCGCGTATTAAAAAATACTTGACAGTTTGCCCCGAAACATTAAACTATCGCCGCCATGAAAATCACCATTGAAATACCCCGTGACGATCTTGACGAAGTAGCTGTTGCTCGCGTCATGGATGAAATTTCCCAAAGTCTTTACACTATGGAAGACTTCACCGAACTTCAAGATGGATCGTATCGTTTGCTTACATCTTACGGAGAAATCTTTTTTACCCCCGAAATTTGTGTTGACGAAGAAGAATAAAAACATTAACCTATTGCCACTATGAATATCCGTAAACGCTGCATCGCCATTATGAATCAAGCCTGTTACGATCTGTGTGGGCTTTCCATGTCAGACCTGCCAGATCTTCCTTGCGTCATGTACGCTCTCGATGAGATGGAAGAATACATCGAAGCAGAGGGTGATACCGCGCTCGTCTCAGAACTCTACAACATCGCACAAGAAGCTGTTGCCGAAGTGCTGGAAGAAGAAGGTTTCCACGTATAATTTCTGTGGCATGGTGAATGGGGGCAGTGCAGTGGTGTGCGCTGCCCCTCAATTTTTTATGCCAGCGCCCCGCCGCGAGATAAAAATCTGTTAGATGCTTTTGCCACAATCTTGTCAAGTGTTTTAATTAGTAATATAATCAATAAAAAATGTTGACGTTCGCAATCTCAAATGATAAGTTCCTTGCATGACTGATCACCTCGACACAAGCAATCCGATTCACGCAAAAGCAATTCTTCGTGCTGCCTCCCACTTCCTTTCTAGTTGGGATCAAAGCTGGGACGCTGAAAAGCTTTCGCTTGTTATGATCGAAGAAAACCATCCCGAACAAGATAAAGTTTTGATTTGGGAGGCGATCTCAAGAGCCGCTGGCAATGAAGATCCTTATTGGTATGTGCAGGAACTGATCTTTGACCTTGCAGAATCTTTCGTTGACTTCCTCGAAGAAAACCGATAATCTTTTGTCACCATGCTTACCACGCAAGAAGTTCAGCAATACATCAGACTCACCCTTAAACAATACAAGGTTTCTGTTAAGGTTTCCTTTTCCGACGAGGTGTTTAAAGAGAAAGGCTTTTGCGGTTACTACAATGTAGTTAAAAAAGAAATCGTTTTGGACAATATGGTTCTGAAATCCTTTTCCGTTTTTGAGTATGTTTTCCTGCACGAACTTTGTCACAAACTAGATCACGAAGAAAGAGGAACGCTTTTCAAAAATGGGCGTTGCAATTTCCACGGAGCGAACTTTAATAAATGGTGTAAAGTTGTTGGAATCGAAAGAGGAGCGAAAATGCCTTGGAACTTATCAAAAGTTTTTCTTGCTTAAAAATAAAAATCACCATATAATACTAGCCATGAAAAAGAAAACCCCCAAAGAACTTTCAAAAAATAGCCTTGACATGAGAAACCTAGTGCGTCACGCAATGCCTCCCTGTGTGATCCGCTTCAAGGACAAGAAGAAAGAGGCAAGCAGAAGGGAGTGTCGCGATGGCTTCGGCAGGTAAAGGTAAAGGATCTGTGAAGACTGTCCAATGGTGGAAGCACTTGCGCGATTGGAAACGCCCACAAAATAAACGTGTGAGGCGAGACGGCAAAAGAGAGATAAAAGAAGAGAAATAATTTTTTTATCCTAGCGTCCCCCCGCCGCATAAAAATCTGTTAGATGGTTTTCCGCGCACCCTGTCAAGTGTTTTTTATCATAATCGCAAAAAATAAATCGCACAAAAATAAAAGAAACTTGTTGACTATCTCGCCCGAAATGCTATCTTTTCCTCGTCGCCAATGAATGGCACACTTCAAAAAACAATACACTACAAAAAAATATGTCACTTATCATCGCAAAAAACAAAGTTCAATTCGAAGCTCTCATGGGTGTTGAAACTCCAGAGGCAACCGATTCTCACATGCCAATCCCTCACCACGTTCTCGTTAAGCTTACCCGTGAAGCTCTTGAGGCTGTCGGTTTGACCATCACCGAAGAAGAACATTCGCTTGCCCGTGGTGGTCTTCGCTACTTCGGCGGCTTCGCTCTCACTGGTAAAGGTATCGACGGAGCGGATCGCCAAGTCGTTTTGGGTCTTCGCAATTCTCATGATAAGGCTTTCGCCGCCGCAATCTGCATCGGCAACCGCATGATGGTTTGCGAAAATCTCTGCTTCTCGTCTGATGTGAAGCTCTCACGCCGTCACACGCTCAACATCTTGGCTGATCTCCCTCGCGTGATCGCTGACGCTGTGGCTCGCGTTGTCGCTCATTGGAACGACATGGGCTTGCGTATCGAACGCTACAAGCAAACTTTCATTTCCTCCGCGCAAGCTGAGAATCTGCTTGTGAGATTGGTTGACTCGAAAGCAATCCCAGCCCGTGACCTTTACACAAATGTCGTGGAGTTCCGCCGTCACATGGAAGGTTCAGAAAATCCCCGCCACGTTGACTTCGTGGGCAACACGTTGTGGAATCTCTACAACGCTGTGACTGAAAACCTCAAAGGTGGTGATCTTTCCAAGCTGCCATTTCGCACGATGACGATGCAGAGCATCTTCGACAAGCTCGCTCATCACGTGCCACAACTTGAGCTTCAAGAAATCGTAACGAAAGGTTGCGAAGACAACGCCCCAGAGGGTGAAGTTGACCTCCGCGACTGATCGCTAACCCAAGCCGCCCCGCGAAAGTGGGGCGGTTTTTTTTGCATAATTCTCTAACAGTTTTCTAACAGTTTTTTATGCCAGCGCCCCGCCGCCAGATAAAAATTGTCAAGTGTTTTTTTGCCGCATGTTGTCAAGTCTTTTTTTAATTTATTTTTTAATCGAAAAAAATTGACAATCTCGCAGGAAATGCTATCTTTTCCACGTAACCAACCAATACAAAATCATGGGATTAGACGCTTACGCATACACACGCAAACCAAATCAACAAGAACAACATCAAGAACTCGCCTATTGGCGGAAACATAACGCACTTCAAGGCTGGATGAAATCTCTCTGGCACGATAACGGCGGCGAGGGTGAATTTAATTGCGTTGAAGTTGTTTTGACGCTTGACGACATCAATGATCTTGAGGCTGCCGTTATCAGAGATAATCTTCCAGAAACTGGAGGCTTCTTCTATGGTGGAGATTCTCGCTTTGACGAATACCAAAAAGAGCAAACCCTTAAATTCATCAAGGATGCCAAGGCTGCAATCGCTGATGGTTTGATTGTAGCCTATTCTTCTTGGTGGTAAATTCTTGACAACTCAACTCAAATCAGCTAACTTTTCCTCGTTATGAAACTACTCACTACCTCAAACACTAAAATCAAAAAGGGCGAAGCTCTCGGCTTTCAAACCTTCGGCGTTCATCTCGCCCCCTCCAACTTGTCGGGCTTCAACACTTGCAAACACGCAAGCATTGGATGCGGCGATTCTTGCTTGAACACGGCTGGACATGGTATCTTCTCGACTGTGCAAAATGCACGAATCGAAAAAACGAAATTCTTTTTTAAGGATAAGGCTTTGTTCGTGGCTCAACTCGTTAAAGAAATCACTTCTGCAATCAAATCGGCGGAAAGAAAAAATTTGATTCCATGCTTCCGCTTGAACCTGACAAGTGACATTCCATGGGAAAAAGTTCTCATTAACGGAAAAAACATTTTTGAACTTTTCCCGCAATGTCAATACTACGACTACACGAAATATGCTTCTCGTATGTCTGCTTTCCTTGCTGGTGAGCTTCCTTCCAATTATCACTTGACGTTCTCGCGTTCCGAAAGCAATGAAGCACTTGTTGACGCTGTGCTTGCAAGCGGTGGCAATGTTGCCGTCGTGTTCCGTGGCGAACTTCCTGCATCGTGGAAAGGCAAGCGTGTTGTGAGTGGTGATGAAAGCGACCTCCGCTTTAACGACCCTCAAAACGTCATCGTCGGGCTTGTCGAGAAAGGCAAAGCGAAAAAAGATTCTTCGGGCTTTGTCGTCGAACCAGTATGAGTTTACCCGAAATGATCGTTTGTGTTGTTATCTTGGCTGTCGTTGCAATGGGTAGGTGAATCTGCCCGTGTGCTTTTCTTGTGGTGGCGTAAGTGATCCCCCTCGAAAGAGGGGGATCTATTCTCTAACAGAAACTCTAACAGATTCTCTAACAGTTTTTTATGCGAGCGCCCCACCTTGGGATAAAAAATCTTTTTA